CCAACGGTAAGAACCTGGATCAGATCCTACTCGGCGTAGTGCTGGGCGGTGCTGCCGCTGCAGGTCCGTTGGAGAAGGGCGCTGCAGCACTACTCGCGCGAACGATCCAGAAGAACGCGGCGACCAAGGAAGCCGCCGAGTCGATTTCTGAGAAAGCTGCCAAGGGCGCTATCCGGCGTCGTGCTGAGGCGGGTGTGACCGAAGCTCTGCCTGAATTCGGGCAAGCCTTCCAGGAGCAAGTTGCACAGAACATCGCGCTGCAGCGCGAAGGGTTTGATACCCCGACGTATCGGGGCGCTGTGGGCGCAGGCACGCTTGAAGGGTTGGCCGGTCTTGGCCTAGGCGCCGTGACGGGCGGGGGAGCTGGTCCGCGCCCTGTCGCGCCTCCCGTGCCGCCGCGCCCAACAGCCACACAAGGAGCACCAAGTGGTACAAGAACTCAGCCTCCTCCAACTGGAGCGGGCGTTGACATTTCTGCAATCACCCCTGAAGAGCCAGATACCTCCGGAGCTGCAGCAGCTAAACCCCCTGGAGTGGATGCTGCTGGAACGCCTTCTGCAAAACCTCCTGCAGGAGAAGGAGAACAGCCCGCTGCACTGACCGAGCGCCTGAAGAAAGAGATCGCCGCCCTTGAGACGGAGAACGCCGCGCGGAAAATCGAACTCGAAAAGAACATCGCTGCTGGCGACAACAAGACCAAGATCGCCAATCGGCAGAAGAAGTTCGCTGAGACAGAGAAGCTGATCGAGTCCAAGAAGAGCGAGCTGGCGAAAGCGCTTGGTACTCCTCCTGCCGAAACGCCCGCTGTCAAGACTCCCACTGCCGAAACGCCCGCTGTCAAGACTCCCACTGCTGAGACGGCTGCTGATCCACGAGAACTCCGCCTCAATGAACTCGACAAAGCCAGAGAAACTCGGGAGCTGACTGAAGACGAGGAAGAAGAACGTTCTTATTTGGCCGCAGCAAACGCGCTTGATGAGCTTGGGGATTTCGATGTCAACAAGCTTCCTGCGTCTAGCCCACTGCGCAAAACGGCTGAGCCTGTTGTAACTGCAAAGCCTCCGGTTGAGACCGCCGCCGTCAAGACCACTGTTGCTGAGACTCCTCCGGTTGAGACCGCTGCCAAGACTCCTCCTGCTGAGACTCCTCCGGCTGCAAAGGCTACAAAGCCCGCCAAGGCTACCAAGCCTACTCGTTCGACGGCTATCGAAGACGCAGAAGAAGTTGATAGCCTCCTTGAAGATGACGACGGCCATTTTGCTGTTGGTCCTGCCGCTCTTTCTGAAGAACAGCTTGCGAAACGCCGCAAATTACAGGAACTTGGGAAACAGTACGGCGTTGTCTGGCGTTCTGAGGAAGAGGAATTCCGAAACTTCCAGCGGCGCGTAAAGATCGCCGTTGATGCGGTCAAGGAAATCCTGTTGTCCTCCCGGCAATTCCCTGAGCCGTCTGCAGAAGCCAAAGCTGCAGCAGATAAGAAGCCAGAAGGAAAGACTCCGGAAGAAAAGGCTTGGTTCAAGAAGATCAAGAACGAGATCAACGAACAGGAAGATGTAATTGGAGAGCTGTACGACGAGGAGCGGCTGTTGTCCAGTTTTGAGGACGAGAACACTGCCGCCCTATCTGCTGCTACCAAAGAAGGAAAACTGCCTGACAGTCAGTCGTTGGGTTCACGCAGACTTGAACAAACGCTTCGGGCCAACGGCCTTGATCCTGGAGACTTTGTACTTCCTGACGAGATTGGTGGCTCCTGGTTCGCTGCCGAGGAAATAGAAGCGGCCACCCAAAAAGTCGCTAAGGACATCTACGCTGCGTTGGAAAATCTCCGGTTCAAACGCGCTGAAATCCCAAAGTGGGAAGACTTGAGGCGTGACGGCAAGGACATCTACCTTGCAAGCATGACGGAGAACACACCGGAGCAACGTGCAATTGCGCGACGGCAATTGCGGACATACTTGGACCGTGTCTCAGAAGCGCAGGGTACGAACCGTACCGAGACTCTGGCTGCTCCCGAGGCTCGCATCTACGAGCTGAACCGGGGACAGTACGAGAAACTCGAACAAGTCAAACTGCCTACGTGGAACAACTTGTCCGAAGCGCTGCGCAACCTGTTCATAGACATGTTGCAGAAGTATGCTCCCGGAGACAAAGCAGCGCGTACGGCTGCGGTGCAACACGATCTTGCCTTCAAGTCTGTGGCGAATGCCATCAAGTCTGCGTCACAGAAGATTGGAGAAGTAGAAGCCAAACAGGCTGGCGAGCCACTCAGCTACACCCGAGCGCAACTTGAAATCAGAGAGAAACAGCGCAGGGAAGCCCGAAAAGAGCGCAGAAGAGAGCCAGTAGGACCAGTGCGCCTTGATGAGTCCAGTCAGTTGACCGATGCAATCGAGAGCGGGGACTTCAAGCGCGTCTTGAACGTGATCAGGGCGCAGAGTGCAAACCCCGTTCTGCGGCACGTTGCACAGCGCATCCTGCAGCTTGGGCAAGGGTTGAACACCAAGGTCGTCATCGTAGATGTTTTGCCGAAAGACGCCCTTGCACAGTACGACCCAATAGAAGACGTGATCAGAGTCACCCGCGCTGGGATGACGAATACGTACATGCTGCATGAAGCCGTTCATGCCGTCACAGTCAGGGCAATCAATAAGTACCTCACGGGTAAACCCTTAACGGACGAAGAGCGTGATGCAGCGCAGCAGCTCGACGAAGTGATGAAGATCGCCAAGAAGTCTCTTGGCAGAAAATTCGAGAATGCGTTCAAGGACTTGTACGAGTTCGTCTCGTACGCGATGACCGACAGGGCGTTCCAGAAGGCCCTCGCTGACGTTGACACCAAGCGGCTGGAGTACATCGAACTCCCGATAGAGAAGTCTTTGTGGACGAGCTTCATGAAGGCGGTGGCGAGGCTCTTCCCCTCGGTCAGCAGTCTCTTCGACAAGAAAGGTGTTCTGAAGCCCGACCAGACCGATGCGCTGGCCGAGGTCTTCAACGCGTTTGAGAAGATCATGGCGGTGCCGGAGGCTGGCATCGACCTTGAACCGCTGCCCGCCAAGGCGAAGACTACCAAGCCTGTTACGAAGAAGGCCCCACGGTCCAAGCCCTCGTCACAACTGACTGACGAAGAGTTTGAGAGCGAGACGCTAGAGAAGTTTGCGCTGAAGGATCGCAGCCGCACGAAGAAGCTGAGGAACCTCAGCTTCGAGAAGGTTGTCACGAACCTGCAGAACGAGCGCCGAGTCGTCAAGACAATCTTCGAGCAAGAAGAACGTGCTGGGCGTATCGAGCGCATCGGCAAAAACTTGAATGATGTCTGGGGACAGATCACACGCTCCATTGGTATGGCGCTTGATCTGGACAACACGCACGTCAAGCCTCTGGAGTTGCGGCTTCACGAGCAAATTGCTGCGTTTGCCGAGGAGTTGGGTGTCTCTGTGTCGGAGGCGTTGTCGCGCATCGACATCGTGGGTAAGGCCCGCCACGAGTCAGAACGGCGAGAAGTCAAGTTCATCAAGAAGGTGCCGCTCGATACGTCTCAGAAGTACAAGGTAACTGGCTTCAACGACAGCAAGGGTGCTCCGCTCAAGATGAGCCCTGCTGCGTGGCGCGAGTACATCCTGAAGGAAGTTGCCAACCCTGATCTTGCCCCCACGGCAAAGGAGCGAGAGAGTCGCGCGGCCTACCTGCGCCAAGTGTTGAACGCGTTCACGTCTGACGAGAAGTTCTTCGACCAGCTTGAACTTGCCAAGGCCAAAGCAACTCCTGACGGACTGAAGAACTCTGTCTTCGACAGGGCTAATGCACAGTACGCGGTCTGGGCTGGGCGTACGCCGGATGAAGTGGATCGTCTGCTGCGTCTGTTCGACACCGACACGCACAAGGACCGGATGGACGGCATCCTTGGCCTGATGTATGACCTCACCGACAAGACCGTCGAACTCAACAAGGAAGCCAACTACTGGTCCAGACCGACCGAGAACATCAAGAACTTCTACGGGTGGGAGAACTACGTACCGTACAAGGGCAAGCCGGGTAAGACTGTCTACGACGAGGATCTGGAGTTCAACACCAGGAAGTTGGGCGGGGAACTGCAGGAAGGGCAGCAGGCTTTCGAGGGCCGTCTGTCCGAGGCTGAGAACGCAGTGATTCAGGTCATTGCAGAAGCCCACCAAGCCTCGATGCGCGGTGGCCGCAAAGACCTGACCCTTGCAATCAAGAACGCTGTGTCGCAAGGCATCCTTGACGGAAAGATTCTCCCGGACAAGATCAAGTTTGAAGATCTCTTCCTCGACAAAGCCAATCTGAAAGAACTCGGTGGAGCAAACAAGATCTTCCACTACGAGGATGATGGCTCCATCACGATTGTCGAGTTGAAGAACGAGCAGGAGCGCGAGGCTATCCGGCGTTCGTACCGCACGTCGAACCCGCTGACCGACATTGCGAACCTGACCACGAGCAGCATCGGGCAGATGCATACGCGGTACAACCCCGCGTTTGCGCCCATGGACTTCATCCGTAACGTGTTCACGAACGCGTTCACTCTTGGGGCAGAACTCGGTCCAGGGGTGGCTGGACGGGTACTCAAGGCCATGGCTGCGGAGGTTGCCAGCGGAGGTCTGTATCGCTCATGGAGGTTCGTGACCCTGTACACGAACGGTAAGCTTGCCGACATCAATCGACTTGCTGGTGGAAATGCTCCGTACAGCACTCTGAACTTCAGCCAGAAGTACTACAGGGACATGCTGGACTACGTGCAGAAGGGCGGCAAGGTGTCCTATCTGCAAGGCATCGCCGCCAAGGGTGCGCTCGACACGTTGATGAAGGACATCGGTCGATCCAAGATCATGCAGAAGAAGGATCAGGTCGATAAGTTCTTCGACATCTACAACGACGTGTTTGAGCTGGCGTCTCGACTGAGCGCGTTCCGTACGATGCGGGACGAATACGTAGCGCGGGGCGAAGACCCGGAGTCGGCTGCAGTCCACTCTGTAGAGGCGACGAAGAACCTTGCCAACTTCGAGCAGGTTGGGCGCTACGGCAAGGAGATGGGCGCTCTGTTCATGTTCTTCCGTCCTGCGGCAACCGGCGCTGTGCGGGCCATCGACGCCCTGGCCCCCGCGTTCAAGATCAAGTTCGACGACGAGAAAATCGCGCAGGAGCTGGAGGCACAGAAGGACAACAAAGGCAACCGCAAGTACACGGACTCCGAGGTTGCGTCGATTGTCAAGAGCCTGCGGGAGCAGCGCAGGAACGGCCAGATCATGTCAGCCGGTCTGGCGGGCGCTGGGTTCGGCATGTTCATGATCGCCATGATGCTGTCGGGCGATGACGATGAGGGGCGTAACCGCCTGCTGACCGACGACATGGCCCGGTGGACGCGCTACGCGCGGATCTTCGTGCCCGGGTTCGAGAACCCGGTGCAGATCCCGTGGGGCTTTGGTCCGGGCGCATTCGCAGCAGCCGGGGCGCAGATCGCTGCGCTGGCCTCAGGGTCTCGGGTGTCGGCAGGCGATGCGTTGGCGAACATCGCCACCATCGGCCTGGACTCCTTCCTGCCTCTGCCGATCTCGCGCATCAGCCCAACAGACAACTTCTTCGCGTTCGCCATTGACTCGCTGCTGCCCAGCGTGGCGCGTCCGTTCGTCGAGTACGTGATGAACCTGGACGGGCTGGGCCGCGAGATCTACAACAACCGGCAGTCTCGGTACGGCGACGCCTACACAGGTGGCGACAACATCCCTGAGATGTACAAGGACATCACTCGCGGTCTGTCCAAGAAGACAGACGGCGCTGTGGACTGGAGCCCGAACACGTTGTATTTCTTTGCCAACAGCTACTTGGACGGGGTGTTCCGGGTGTTCACTTCTGGGTACAACCTCTCGTTGACCTTGACGGGCGACAAAGAGTTTGACCCGAAGGGCGACGCGCTGATCCTGAGCAGCTTCGTCGGCAAGAAGTCCAACGTCGATGCACGGGAGTTCAGCAAAGCTGAGAAGTACATCGAGAACATCGAGAAGCGCATCAACTCGCTGAAGACGACGAACCCCGAAGGGTTCTCGCGCTACCTGCGGCAGTACCCGGAGGAGTATGCGCTTGTGCAGTACTACAACAAGCAGGTCAACGGCACGCTGCGGGACCTCCGTCAGTACGCCAACATGCTGCGTGCCGACACCAAGATGTCCACTGCTGAACGTCAGGCCAAGGTCGAGCAGGCGGTCAACATGCAGAATGCCGTGAAGCGCCAGATCATGTACGGGTTCGAGACGATTGCAGGTCAGTCCGTCCCGTGATCACTTGACGCGCCATGCTCGTACCCCCAGCACTCCCTTGTTGGAGGTGGTGAAGCACCTCACCCGTATCCCGAACCGCTTGGCAGTGGTGTCGATGATATAGGTGAGGTAGGCGGGCTTCATCGTTGGTACGAAGAAGCTATCACCGATGCCCATGCCAGAGTAGGGGAAGAACCACTCTGGCTCATCGAGCAGGTTCTCAGGTGGTGCTTGCTTGTTGTCCATCGAACAGGTGGGTGATGCTGAGTTTCAGTTCGTAGGCGTTGACGTTGGTCGAGCCGAACGCGTCCTTCCATCCCGTCGCCATCTGCTTCTTGACCTTGGCCCGCATGACCCCGCTGGCCTTGAGCTTGGCCTCAAAGTTCCGGATATCGACGCGCATCTCCTTCAGGTAGTTCTTCATCGCTGAGGTGGAGATGTAGATGTAGCCGTTGTCCACTTCTGCACGGATGTGCAGCGCGTGCCGAGGTTCTGTCGTTACCCTGCCATCGCGCACAACAAGGCAGTTCTGGATGTTGTCATTGATGAAGTCACCTATTATGTCCAGGTGGCCAGTGTCGTCCTCGTTCTTCTTGCCTGCGATGACACCATCGAACTCGCTGCCCACAACCCTGAAGATCCGTTCCAGATCGAAATCGAGGATTTGACGCGCGTTGCAGATCTGCCCTGCCACACGCGTGACAGAGATCAGGTTCGACAGAAAGCGGTACTCAGAACTTCTGGAGTACTTGTTGGCTACCTTGAGGTACTCCTCGGTGACCCGGCGCCTGACTTCGTCGAGGCCGATCTCGTACAGGCAGCGGATGTAGTCCGGGCCTGCATGGCCGAAGTTGGTCTTGAACGGCTCGAACATCTCCAGGCCGCGCTCCTGCGTCAACTCGTACCCGGGCGTCGTCGGACGCACGAAGACGGGCTCCAAGATACGGACGTTCTCTGCAGTGGCGTTGGCCCGGTGTTCGTACAGCAGAGTCCGCAGAGAGTAGTTCGTCGTGATGATGGCGATGAGCTTCGTCATGAACGCCAGCTCGCGCTCCTGGTTTGCTGAGGACATCATCCGCAGCTTCGGCATGCCAGAGCTGATGTTGTAGATCAGGCTTGAGACAGTCTTAGGCTCCAGATTACCCTGCTCGTCCAGTGCGAACGGGATGTTCTTCGACGTGATCATCCGGCTGATCAGCGCGTTAGGGGTAGAGTCGAAGATCGCCAGAGTCTGGGGCTTGCCCCAGACACTCACTGCGCCGTTCAGCGCACCAGTCTTGCCTGAGCCCGGGTCATTGCCATACAGGGACAGCGTCACGCCGTTGACGTTGGTCAGTTCCATCAATGGCGAAGCGAATCCACACAGCATGGTGAACGCATGCAGTTCGTAGCCCGGGTCGTTGAACATCTGTGCCGCCCGCTTCCACTTCTCGTAGCTGCCAAACTGGAACAAGTTGTTGACCACGTTCTTCGCCATGGGAGACGGCGGGCAGTACAGCTCAGCGTTCGGTGTGATCTCTGTTGTGCCGATCACGAAGCTCGCGCAGTCCTCAGTCCATCCTTGCTGGATACGCATGATCTCTGCTTTCTGTGTCTCGATGAGATAGGCAGACCACCGCATCAGGTAGTTTGCTAGACGTGGAGCGTTGGGGAGGTCAAATACGACTCCATTGCTGGCTAGAACGCTCCTCAGCCGGTCCAGTGCCGCCACGTCCTTCAACGGCAACAGGAACTCTCTCGCCTTGTCCAGTGGAAGGAACAGCTTCATCACCAGACATTCCCCGTCATGGGGGCTGTACACCCGTTTTATAGGGTACACGTCGTTAGGCGTCAGCAGTTCAGGATCGTCCTGAATCACTTTTCCCTTCTTGTCTCGCCGGGGTGGCGGGACGTAGTAGATGCCTCCGTTGATCCCGCGCTGGTAGGGGTGCAGAAAGTCGGGGAACACGAGAACCTTTTCGGGATTCTTCGTATCCCGTACTGGCTCCTTCGCATCTTCTCTTTGCTCGGCTGCGGCATCGACCTTGACGATGCGTCCGATCTCGATGGGTCCTGCGATGCGCCCTGCGTAGGAACACCCGGCACAGCGCTCGGAGTTCTCCTTGCGGAAGGCATCACATCCGTGTGCCCAGGTTGCTTCTCGTAGGGACTGTGCAGCTTTCTGTTCTGTCTCTTCTCTGGTGTAGTTGGGGTGGTCTTCAGAGAGTTTGTGGATGGCGTCGGATCCGTCTCTGCAACGTACGGCAACAGAAAGTCCAGCGTACCAGAGTGGCTCCGGACAAGAAGCCGCGTTCTCGATGATCCATTTGATTTGTTCACACCCACTACCCCCCAGACTTGCTTCTGCGATCTTCCCGAAGTCGTACTCGAAGTTGCCCCGCCTCTTGTCGTATATGGCTTGCGTGTCAGGGTCCAGCCCCTTCTCGACACGGGCAAGATCGAACTGTTGTGGGGCGCTGTCCAACGCTGGCGCCAACAGATCGAAGTCATACGTATATATGTCTGTGAGGAAGGTTGACGTACGTGGTGGGTCGTAGCGGTAGTTCACTGACCCCGGCACGCGCATCATGTGCGAGGGCATGGCGGGCACGTCCTCATCGATGATCATGTTGTGCGCGAGGAGCAGCGCCTTGAACTTGGTGGCATGGACCACCCACTCGTCCGCCGGGATCTCGTCGTTGAAGATCCAGTAGGCGTGTATCCCGCCACCAGAATCGACGAGGACGGGCTCGGGCCAGCCTATCGACTGCCTGAAGCGTTCCAGGTCGGAAAGCGCTGCGTCCCTGCTTGGGTAGCAGTTGCCGTGCTCAACGTCAAGGTCCAAAAAGAACGATTTGACCCAGGTGCAGTCCTCCTTCTTGCGACGCATCCCCTCGAACGTACCGGGGGAGAAGTGAACATCTGTGTCCTGATCCATGAAAGACTGGATCAGATTCATCGCTTTGTCTGCCGAGTCCGTGAACCGATTGATGACTTGGCCCTTTAGACTGGCTACGCAAACATATCCCTGTGAGGGAATAATTTTCTGGAAGAACTCTTTGTTCATGTTCGCAGAGACAAAAAAGCGGAGTAGTACTCCGCTGGCTGTGTTTGGGCTGATTAGCCCCAGGTTTTTCCAGTGGCCGACTTGAGTGTGTCCTCGCACATTGGCTGAAGATACGACCGAGCTTCGCGCACTGATGTAGCAGGCAATCTGCCTGACTCCAGATCTCCTTTCACCGTTCGTATGAACGCGCGTATCTTGTTGTGCTTTGGTCTCCTTATTGCTCCTCCCTTAGACCATACGTATATGGTCATCCTGGAGACGCAAAGCACTTGAGAGACGTACACAACGGGCAGGTTCGCCTCTGCACAAACAAGGGCAAGCTCCTGCCCGATGGTACGTTCGGTGTTCATTTCTTATTCGTCCACTTCTTGACGATGTCGGACACGTCCTCGACGGTCTCGGGGGCACGGCGCTCAGTCTTGCGCACCGTGGGCTCAGCAGCCTGCGGCTGCTCGGGCTCGGTAGTTTCGTCCATCTTGAACACGGTGAGCTTCACCGCGTTCTCTGCGGCAGGGCTCTTGCTCTGCCGCGTCACGATGTCGCGCATCTCCGGGGGCACCGCAGCCTCCGGCGAGAACAGCAGGCGCGGCACGGGGGAGTTGATGTCGAACTGCATCTTGGTGATGACACGCCCCGCAGAGACGTTGTTGTTCGCCAGCATCTGGACGTACGCACGGAACGGCCATTTGCCGTTCTCCTCCTTGCCGAAGGCCGACGTAGGCGGCAGCACCAACTGATAGACATCACCAGCCGGGTCATGCGGCAGGATCACCGCAGTGCGCCACTGAAGGCGGCATGCCGAGCCCTGTCCGCCTTGCCCCGAGCCCTTGACCGAGTTCGGGCACTCGGCGCACGACGACGCCACGGGGTTCGGCACCGCCTCGTCGGGGGTCTTGGAGTCGGATGACCAGCACACCGGAGCGACCTTCACCCCGCGCTTGTACGAAGACGCGTAGAACGTACGCGAAGCGTCATGGGCCATCTTGACGATGATGACGTTCATGTCGTTGCTGGTGTTGACGGACTGCTCCTTGCCGCCAACGATCTTGCGGAACACACGCCCCTCGATGGAGATGCGCTTGTTTCCACGTACTGCACCGCCCGCGACTGCGAGAGTGTCTTCGTCGAGCCCGAGTTCAACGGGGTTGTTGCCAAAGATGGTTGCGAGTTCGTTTGCCATGGATCTTTCCTTAGACTGTAGCGTCACTGTTAGAGGAAGCCTTGCGGACGACGATGTCGAATTCGCGCAGGGCATTCACACCGGGAGGGAAACCTTCCTTGGCCCTCCCAGCCATGAATTCTTTGAAGTTGCGTTGGTGGATGCGGCGCTCCAAGAGATCGATACTGCCCTCAGTCTCGACGAACTTCTTGAAGTGGTCCCAGTCGGAACAGAAGAACCGCTCCTTCACTTGCTTGGTCACCGTGCCGTGCGCCGTGCGCAGCCCGCTGACGTTGGCCTCGTTGCACATGTTGAGCAACGCTGCCTCGATAGCTTCCATATCCTTCAGATATTTCTGGTCTTCCTTCTCGTACTCGGCCTTGAGCGCCTCGCGCTGACGGCGCAAGGTGAGGTAGGTCTGCACTAGTGCTTCTGCGTCATTCATCACTATCTCCTTCGACTTCATCAATGAAAAGGTCCACTAGACGCTCATGCATGTCCACCTTGTTTTGCAACATGGAATACATCCGGCGCTCCACCTCTGACCCCTGAAGGTGGATCACGGTCATCTTGTTCTTCTGCCCGACACGGTCGATCCGCGCGATGCACTGCAAGTAAGTCTCCACTGACATGACCGGGGACCAGAAGACGACAGTGTCGGCAGCGGTCAGGGTCACGCCGTGGGACGCAGCCTGCGGTTGAATGAGCAGCACGCGAGGGTCGGTGTTCTGTTGAAAGTTCCTGAAGATCATGGATCGCTGATTGGGGGTCACGTCGCCTTCGATGACTTCGCTCGTGATCCCAATGGAGTCCATGTGCTTCTTCACCAAGGCAAGTGTGTGCCGGTACGGCACGAACACCAGCACCTTGTTGGCAGCTTCATCGAACACTTCCTCCAGCACCTTCAGGCGCGGCTGAACGTCGAACTCCACGATGTTGCCATCATCCGTGTAAACCGCGCCACCAGACAACTGAAGTAGTCGGGATAGCGCAGCAGCGGCGTTGACTGTGCTAATAGTCTCGCCCGCCGCGATGATCTGCATCTCCTTGAGCAGCTCGCGGTAGTACTTGTTTGCCTGAGGAGACAGGGGCACTTCTCTGGTCTGGTATGTCACCTCGGGCAGGTCAAGGCATTGCGCTTTCTCATACCTGATGGCAGGCTGCAGCGCGTTGAAGACGGTGACCTGAGACGTCGGCTTGGGTGCCCACTTGAACTTGCTCACCTGCGTCATGACCTTGTCGCGCCATGCCGTCGAATACTTGGGCACACCCTCCGGGTTGATCATCTTTGCCAGACCGAACGCATCGAGGGGCGACTGCGACGCCGGGGTGCCGGTCATCATCCACAGGTGCGTGTCCTTGGTCACGAGTTTGGCCAGCGTCTTCCACCGCACTGTGCTGGTGTTCTTGTACGCGTTAGCCTCATCGACGATGATGAGATCGAACCCGCCTGCACGGATGGCATCAGCCACGACACCCACACCGTCGAAGTTGATCACGACGAACGCGTAGTCGCCTTTGATGACCTTCCTACGCTTTTTCTCTGAACCGTGCGCAATGCCGCAGCTACGGTGCATCGCTGTCTTGAACAGGTCTGCTTGCCATGCGCTTTGCATGATCGAGAGCGGACAGATCACCAGGGCACGACGCACGAGCCCTTGGTTCATCAGGTAGTCAGCAGCCCAGATAGCCGCAGAAGTCTTGCCCGTGCCTGCTTCGTTGAAGCAGAAGGCGCGTTGGTGTAGGGTGAGGAATCGTGCCGTGTCGCGCTGGTGCTCGAAGGGAGTGAACATCCCTGGCCAGTCATAGTCCCGTTCAATCGGTGACGGGACCTTGATAGATGGCGGCGCCACCCGCGCCAACTGCCGCATCTCGTCCAGCCCCCAGTAGACGACCACGTCAGACAGCTCCCCCCGTGTGCTGAGGATCTCGGCCCGGTCGATGTAGTCCTTGATGAGACTGGCTGTGGCAGTAGGACATGTGAACTGAACGACTGTGTTTTCGACTACTTGCATACTTGTCTCTGTTGAGGGTGCCAGCCCTGACGTGACCGGAAAAGCCCCATGCCTAACATGGAGAGGAGAAAGCTGTCACCGGCTGGCTGATGCGGTTTGGAGCGCAACGACACTCCTTCTGACCGGCGAAGGTCAAGGCTCACTCACACCTAACGGCCTGAAGTCATTATGGCGCATTGCGCCATCGTGTCAAGTTAGACTAGGGAAACTACCTAGATCTTTCTCGTTTGCTCGTCTCGGAGACCAGGGCGCCCTTGGAGTTGCGCCTAAACGAACGGTTGGCACTGACTGGAACAATTTCCACACCATCCGAGTTCGATCCACCACGGCTCAGGGCACGCTTGTGCGCGATGTCCTTGCCCTCGCGGATGTCGGCAGTGCCGTCACCGTCACCGTCCTTGTGCTTCTTGTCCACCGTACGTCGAGCCCGCTGCCGCTCCATGCGGTTCTCGTGCTCGCCTCGGGACACCTGCTGCTGGTATTCCTTCTTGTACGGCCTAGGCTTGTTTACGTAGGGCATCTTCCCGCTCCTTCGCGTGCTTGATCGCGTCCACCATCCGCACCGTCTCGACGAGTGCCTCCACTGCATAGAACAGCGCCTTGGTCGGGGCGTTGTCGAGCATCGCCAGATGGACTCTCTTGAGTGCGTTCTCGGCCATCATGCACGGGTACGCGTAGTCGTTCAAGGGTTCAGTCATGTTCACTCTTTGTGGAATTCTCAGGATGTTCATTCTTTGTGGAATTCGCAGGAGGTCACAGGGCACCAGCGGCACAGCGGCGACGGGTTGGCCTGCCATTCGTTGCGTTCATGGGACAGGCGCATCCGCTCCAGCGGGGGGACGAAGTCGCGCCACAGGTCATCGATCTTGTCACGCTGATACTCTGACGTCACGAAGTGTTCGTGTACCACGAACAACAGCCCAGCCTTGATGTGCTCAACTTCAGGGAAGTGCGCGAAGGTCATCAGCGCCATCAACTGCAACTGCTTCGGGTCCGGGTACTTGCTGCTGCCGGTCTTGTAGTCCACGATGTAGCCCTGCGCACCGTCCACCACCAGCAGGTCCGCGATCCCCCGGACCCAGTAGTCTGCTGCTCCGAACGTGCAGGGCTCGCGGTTGATGGTCAACGCCATGCGATGCTCAGGATATTTCTCTCCGGGCATCTCACGCAGTGGGTCGAGCTGCTTGGCGTACTGCTGGTAGTTCTTGGCGAGCGGCGTGCCGTCCTTGACGTAGTTCTCCAGCGCCGTGTGGACCGCTGTGCCGTACAGCATCTGCTGCGTCGGGGCCTTGGTGAAGCGCTTCAGCACTTTGACCTCGTGGTACTGCCTCGGGCAGTTCACGTAGTCTTTCATACTGGAGTAGGACCACTTGATCGGCTGCATGATTACTGGCTGTGATTGTGGGGCACTGATCTTAGCAGTCGCCGTACGTGGCGCCGACCTTTGCTTCACAGGCAACCGGGAGCCCCGGCGCCCAGTCAGGGGCGCACGACATGATCTCAGTCAGACACTTGACCGCTGCGTCCTGCTCGTCCTCAGGCACGACAAGCACCACAGCGTCATGAACAGTCAGGGCAGGGCGGTAGAACTCGTTGATCTTGACCATCTGCTCACCGACGATGATCCGCGCCAGAGCCTGCACAACGTTCTCTACGACAGCCCCACCCCAGAGGGAGACAAGACCCTTGCGAGAGTCGTAGACAACTTTCGATTTGCCATCGAGTGTTTCTCTACGCAGCTTCGGGTAGCGGATGTACAGGTTGTTTGGCAGGCGGATGCCGTCTTCATCGAACCAGAGACAGCCGTGCTCTCCGAGCGGCATCGCGTTCCTGATGTTCCCGTTGAGCATGGAAGACAACATAGAGTCAGAAGCTCCCCACAACTCGACGATCTTGTAGTTCGTGCTCCGGTACACGCTGACGATACGCTTGCACTCGTCTTCGTCGAGCTTGACGCTGATCGGCTGCGAAGTAGCCAGAGTGTGCTGGAGCTTCAGCGCCCCAGTGCCGTAGCCCAGGCCCAGGACGCAGGTCTTCCCCACGAAGCGCTCTGCCTCGTTGGCCTTGGTGATCGTCCGTCCATAGACGGATGAGGCAAAGATCGAGTACACATCCTTCCTGTTGGCGAACTGCTGGACCACATCTTCCTGCCCTGCCAGCCATGCCAGCACTCGCGCCTCGATCTGCGAGGAGTCTGAGTTGATGACGACGTAGCCCTCGGGCGGGACGATGGCCTTCTTCAGCGCCTTCTTTTTCGGATCACGGCTCGGCAGGTTCTGGAAGTTCACCTTGTCCACGCCCGACCAGCGTCCGGTGTGTGCTCCGTAGTATTTCAACGGGACAGGGATACTGCCCCGGTTGCGTCTGCTGACCTCGATGAAGCGCTCGATGCGCTTCTCCTCCAGCGTGGACTTGGTCCCCAGGCGCACAGCGCAGAGCTGCTGCACGACGGGGTTCTCGTGTTCAGTCAGCGCGATGAAGCCCTCGTCCTTCTTGGCCAGGGCATACGTCTCCTTGCCTGTCGTAGGGCTGATCTTCATCGGCACTTCAAGGTCGAACGTGCGCAGCACATCAGCAAACTGCTTGTTGCTGGACAGCTTCTTGCGCACCTCTTCTTCGTTTGCTGCGTGCAGCGTATCTTTCAACGACAACAGCAACTGAGACCGCTCGGTCCTCAGATCGTCGAGCCGGTCCTGCAGCGCAGGCTCGTCAGCGTACAACTGCGGGTGAGTGAACATCCGCAGGGTGATGTCTATGAGTCGAAGCTCTTCGATGGGGAAGTTCTTCGACATGATGTGGAACAGGTCGTACGTCAAGCGCACATCGTTCTTGCAGTACTCGCCATACCGGGCAAGGTCGTCTGGCGCGAAGTCCATACGTGTCTTACCCTTGGCTGCTACCACCTCTGTGCCCTTGACGCCGATCTGATAGCGCTCAGCCAGCGCCTTCAACGATCCTCCTGCCTCCATGCCATGGAGCGCTCGCGCCATGGACAGTGTGTCCAGGAAAATCATCGGCGTTATGCCGAACACCCAGTGAAGGATCGCGCCGTCGAACATGGTGTTGTGTGCCAACGCCATGCTGTTCTTCCAGTAGAACTGGCGCAACCACTTGCGCGTCTCCTCGCGCGTACCGCTGAACCACTGAGGCTGACCACCATCGACTTGGACGCCTACACCGATCACTTCAAATTGCACATCTCGGATGTATTCCTCGGTTGTGATACGGGACAGACTGAATGCGTCACTGTAGAACGTCTCGAAGTCGAAGGTGATCAGCATGTCAGACGGCTCCGGTGCGCAGGCTGATCGCGCGGTCGAGATACCAGCGGGCCTTCTTCAGGTCTGCCAGCTCATCATCCTTCTTGCCTGCCCTGGAGACGTATGCCACCACGCTGCCCAGGTGGTAGTCGAGACGCTTGGCCTCGATGAAGTCGATGACTTCGATGCCACCATCGGTGTAGTGCGGCGGATTGTTGATCAGGTCCATGAGGTATCCCTGAGGCGCGACATCGCCAGTGGGCTCAACGACGGGCTCGGCAGCAGGCTCGATGACAGGAGCCGCTTCGATCTTGCTCGCCTTCTTCATCTGACTACGAACAACGTAGACGTACTGCGGATTGCAGTTCAGCTTGAGCGCAACGTCCTTGGGGACAGCATCGGGATGCTTGGTGAGGTACTCACGGATGAGTTGGTTGATGCTTTTTGCCATGATTGATTCCTGGTTGAGAGATTTGTTTTTTACTGCACACACTACGCGACTACGTCATGACTTCCTCCAGTCGAGTTGGTTCTTGAGTTCATCCAAAGGCTTGAGCCTGCGGTTCTTGGACTGCGTCTCGGCGGGCATCCTCATCTCGCGCTCGGCAGTCTCGCACGAAACGTAGACTATATGACATAGTTTACACATCCGTCTACGCCAAACTTTGCCACCAGCCGGTCTGCTCTCTAGTACATTGCCGTTGCTGTCTCGATCACAGTGTGGACATCTCATGCTTTCTCATCCTTCGTCGTGCAGACCTCTCGGTCGAAGTCATCCTCGGCGGGCGCTTGGCGTCGTAGAGAGGACTGCCCCACCCCCAGACAGCGATTGTGTAGCGGCCCATGGTGTCCTGGCGCCACAGCGCTACGCGCACCAGCTCCCGGTTGCGCAGGGCGCGGATGAACTTGCGCGTGGTGTTGGTCGCCAATCCCGAGGTCTCGTGAAGCTCTTTCAACGTACCACCCGTACGGACCAGGGCCTCGACCACCGCCGCGTAGGCAGTGGTGTTGCTGAGGTGCGTGTTCAGGGCCATCAGAAGAGCGCCTCCTCACCCTGGCCCCGCTCAGCGCGGGCCTGCTTGACGAACCACCGGGCGACGATGGCACGTTCCTCGTCCGTCTTGAAAGGCCACAGCCAGCGAGCAAGCGTCAGGCCCGAGGGGTGCATGGGTTCGTTCATTTCTTCTCCTT